GATTACAGAATTGGTCAATTGAAAATCGCTCAATATAATGGTACAGCAGGTACCGCAGTCTTCGAAGATGATTATACAGAAACGGCCAACGTCGGAGTAACATGGGGATTCACTGCAAATGCAAACGCAGTGGTATTACAATACACAACTTCAAGTACAGGCGACAACGCCGAATTCAAATATTACATAAAATCTTTCGCATAGTATGTGGCGAGATTTTTGGAACCTGCGTATCAACGACAGGCTAAGCAAATGGAAGGACTTCCGTCACGAGCTAGATAGACTTCCCTTAAAATCTGCAATAACAGAATTAAATGACATGTGGAGTACTGCTCCTTTTGTTAATCACTATCTGTCACAGGATGATACAACAAATTGGCCTGATCCTTGGACTTTGTTAGCCGAAAACTACTGGTGTGGTGTTGCTAAAGCATTAGGTATACTGTATACTATATACTTAACTAGTCATAAAGATGTAAATTTAGAACTACGTATCTATTATGACTATAAAGAGAAAGAAAGATACTCTGTAGCTTGGATTGACAATGGAAAATATATTCTTAATTACTGGCCATTTGAAATAGTAAATACAAAACAAGTAAAAGATTTAAAGCTGTTGCATCGATATACAAAAGAGGATTTAAAACTAGATAAATTTTAAGAAGAGGTTCAATTAAGTGGGTAATATTCAAGTTAAAAAACGTAGTGGTGATATCGTACCATTAGATTTAACAAAATGGCAAAATCAAGTAGCAAAAGTTTGTCAAGGTGTAGCAGACGTCAGTCAATCAATGATTGAGATAAAAAGTCAACCGCACTTCTATGATGGAATAACAACAAGAGAAATTGATGAAATCACTCTACGTGCTATAGTTGATCTAATCGATGTAGAACACGAACCAGAAGTAGGACACACCAACTATCAATTTGTTGCAGGCAAACAACGTCTAAGTATGTTACGTAAAGATATCTACGGTGATTACCAAGTACCTCACTTGTATGACATTGTAAAAACTAATGTAGCCACAGGATTGTACACACAAGACCTATTGCAATGGTATTCAGAAGACGACTGGAATAAAATGAATGATCTATTGGATCATGAAAAAGACGAACAGTACAGTTATGCCGCTATGGCACAGATGATTGAAAAATATCTAGTAAGAAATAGAAGCACAAATCAAATATACGAAACACCACAGATACGTTACATGATAGCGGCCGCAACAGTGTTCCATAACGAAAATCCTAATCAAAGAATAAAATTAATTAAAGACTATTACGCCTGCTCCAGCGATGGACTATTTACCCTCGCTACCCCGGTCCTTGCTGGATTAGGCACCCCTACAAAACAGTTTAGTAGTTGTGTGTTAATTAAATCAGACGACGACCTAGATTCAATATTTGCATCAGGTGAAATGATGGCCAAGTATGCTAGTAAGCGTGCTGGTATTGGATTAGAGATCGGTAGACTGCGTCCATTGGGATCTCCTATTCGTGGCGGCGAAATTAAACATACTGGTATGATTCCATTCTTAAAGAAATGGTTTGGTGACCTACGTTCATGTTCACAAGGCGGAATACGTAATGCATCAGCATCAGTGTTTTATCCTATATGGCATCATCAATTTGATGACTTGATTGTATTAAAGAATAACCAAGGTACAGAAGAAACTCGTGTTAGACATATGGACTATGGTGTCGTGCTTAACGCTTTCTTTTGGAGACGTTTTAAAAATAAAGAAAATATTACATTTTTTGATCCTAACCAAGTTCCAGACTTGTATGAAGCATTTTACAAAGACAGTGATCTATTTGAAGAACTTTATGTCAAGTACGAAAAACAAAGGAATCTACGTAAAAAAGTATTGACAGCAGAAGAAGTATTCAAAGGTGGACTGCTTAAAGAAAGAACAGACACAGGTAGAATCTATATGGTATTCATCGACAACGTCATGAATCAAGGACCATTTGATCCTGAGTTCCATACTATATACCAAAGTAACTTATGTTGTGAAATACTATTACCGACTAAACCATTTAAGAGACTAGATGACAGCAATGGACGTATTGCTTTATGTACGCTAGGAAGTATTAATTGGGGAGCATTCCGTAACCCAGAAGATATGAGACGTGCTTGTCGTACTTTGCAACGTAGTTTATGTAATATACTTGACTATCAAGATTTCTTAAGTATACAAAGCAAGTTAAGCAATGACGAAATATCACCACTGGGTATTGGTGTTACTAACCTTGCTTACTGGCACGCTAAACGTGGTATGAAATACGGAGAAAAAGAAGCACTACAAGACGTTAAATCTTGGATGGAACATCAAGCATATTACCTAACAGAAGCTTCGGTTGAGCTTGCTAAGGATCGTGGTCCGTGTTTGCATTCAGAGTTTACTAGATATGGCAAAGGCTATTTTCCTTGGGAAAACAGAGCAAAGGGTGTTAATAAACTAGCAGACTTTACTCCTGAACTTGATTGGGAACAGCTACGTAGCGATATGCGAAGTCATGGTGTACGCAATGCTACATTAATGGCGATTGCTCCAGTTGAATCATCCAGTGTTGTTATTAACTCAACCAATGGTATTGAACTGCCAATGAGTCTGATATCAGTTAAAGAATCTAAAGCAGGGTCGTTTGTACAAGTAGTTCCTGAATACCATAAGTTGAAGAATAAATATCAACTCATGTGGGAACAGACTGATTGTACAGATTACCTCAAAACAGCCGCGGTATTGGCCGCTTATGTGGATCAAAGCATAAGTACAAATACCTTTTACAATCCTGCACACTTCAAGGATAACAAAGTTCCAACAACATTGATTGCTGGAAACTTGATGCAAGCACATATATGGGGATTGAAGACTTTCTATTATAGCTTAATTAATAAGCAAGGTAGTAAATCTGTAACAGAAGAAATACAAACAACAGCATTACCAACTGAAACCGATAACTTTGATGAAGACGATTGCGAAGGATGTAAATTATAATGACAAAAGCTAAAGCACAATATGATCTAAGTAAAAAAACAGACTACTTAAATAGAAAAATGTTTCTTGACCCTGCAGGTCCTGTAACTATACAGAGATTTGAAGAAGTAAAATATGAAAAAGCCGTTAAGCTAGAACAAACAGCTAGAGGTTTCTTTTGGGTTCCAGAAGAAGTTTCTTTAACTAAAGACAGTAACGATTTTAAAGATGCTAGTGATACAGTCAAGCATATCTTTACGTCAAACTTGCTAAGACAAACAGCATTAGACAGTCTTCAAGGACGTGCACCAAGTCAAGTGTTTACTCCTGTGGTAGGACTACCTGAACTAGAAGCACTAGTTTATAACTGGTCGTTCTTTGAAACTAACATACACTCACGTTCATACAGTCATATCATACGTAACATTTATAATGTGCCTAAGGAAGTATTCAATACAATCCATGACACAAAAGAAATTATTGACATGGCTAGCAGTATTGGCGAATACTATGACAAGCTACATGTCGTTAACTGTAAGAAAGAATTGGGGCATAAAATAAACGAAATGGACCATATTAAGGCGATTTGGCTGGCTCTAAATGCTAGTTATGGCCTCGAAGCTTTCCGTTTTATGGTCTCCTTTGCTACGAGTCTAGCGATGGTAGAAAACAAGATCTTTATAGGTAACGGCAATATTATTAGCCTAATCCTACAAGATGAATTGCTACACAAAGAGTGGACTGCTTGGATGATCAAACAGGTAGTTAAAGAAGACAAACGCTTTGCTAAAGCTAAAGAAGAGTGTGAAGAAGAAGTATACGCAATGTACGAAGATGTTATTAAAGAAGAAAAAGACTGGGCAGACTACTTATTTAAAATGGGTCCGGTGATTGGATTGAATGCTAATATACTTAAAGAATTTGTTGACTACACAGCAGTAGGTGCTCTGAAAGATATTGGTATCAAGTATAAAGGTGAAGCTCCAAAGACTACACCAATACCTTGGTTTAATAAACACTCAGACACTAGTAAAAAACAAACAGCACTACAAGAAAATGAATCAACTAACTATGTCATTGGCGTTATGGGTGAAAACGTGTCTTATGACGAACTACCGGAGTTATAATGCTAACAGTATATTCAAAAAATAATTGTCCGTTCTGCGACAAAGCAAAACACTTGCTAGAATCAAAGAATGTGGAATACAAAGAGTTAAAGATTGATGAACATCCAGAAGCACGTGAATGGTTGATAGCCCAAGGGCATAGGTCAGCACCACAGATTTATCTAGGGGATGAATTATTTGTACAGGGCGGATATCAAGGTCTTACAAAATTATCAGATGAGGAAATTTCAAAAAAACTAGGAGAGTCGAATGTTAGTAGCACCTAAGTATGAAGAAGATGATATAGTAACTTTTAAAATAGTCAACGGTGACGAACTAGTTGCCAAGATTGTTGAAGAAGATGATGATACATTCACAGTGATTAAGCCATGTACAGTTATGCCAAGTCAACAAGGCATAGGACTTATACAAAGCTTATTTACAAGCGATTTAGATAAGAGTATCAGATTAGATAAAAAGCATGTGATGATGCATTCACATACTATTAAAGATATACAAAATCATTATATTAAAACTACCACTGGTATTGAACCAGTAGATGCAGGAAAAATAGTTACATAGGAAGACACTCATGGCAGATCTAATAGCTAGTGCAAGTTCAATGACAACCGTGGCCGACGGGCAATATGTGGCTATTGGTCGTCCTAAAGGAGGACTTACTCCTTCAAGTATTACTGCTATGGTTGGATTCCAACGAGGTAATGGAGAAGCTATAGACATAGCTCCTAAAGTTCAAACTGCTATGACTGTGTTATCAGATGTAGCCGCCAGTAGCGACTTCCCAGCAAATGTTAATGCACAGACGGCACTGACTAATTTAACTACTGTACAGGCAAAAGTATTTAATAAAAATGACTGTGGTGGATTTGGTGGTATTGTTAGTTCAGCCATGGCACACTGTAATAATTCAAAAGATCTTATTTCTACAACTAATAGTCTTAAAGGACAAACATACCCCGATTATGGTAGCGGAATAGTAGATTCAGGCAGTATGGCAGATCGAGGTATTAATAATACTTTCGGTAGTTATTCTAGTGCAGGCTCAGCATTGGGCTCCGGTGGAACTATGTGGAACGGCATTGATGTAAAAGATATCGGAACTTCAGGAGGAATAGCTCAAAGTTTACAAAACAATAAACTAGGTAATGCCACTGGGTTGAATCAAAAGCTAACAGAAGCTGGTGTTGACATACGAGATTTAACTGATCCAGCTTATCAAGATAAGATATCTTCAACATTGTCTAGCATAACTGACCCAGGAGCAATTAATACGTCAGCTGAACAATTTGAACAAGCTAATCCATTTGCTGGACTGCCAGCATATACAGGAACAGATAGTAGCATATATGATAGTCCAGGATTCTTAACTGGAAAAACTACAACAACTACATCAACAACAGGATCTAGTAGTACAGGAACGAGTACCGGAGCAACAGCATTTGGGTCAACATCGGCACCGGAAGTAACCACAGGTGGAATAAAAAGTTTAAAAGATTTAGGTGACTATACTAAAACTGCTGACCCAGCAACCACAGCAGGATTAAACACAGATCTAGCAGGAATTGGACAAAAGCTCAATGACCTAGGCGGTGGTGAAATGATTGATAACCAACAATCATCTGCATTTTTTGATCGTATACAAAAGATAGATACTCCAGTAACTACAGCCGCACACCCAACGTTGAATAGTCTTATGAGTGATCCAGCTACAACGACAGCGATAGAAAGTCTTACAGGCATTCCCGGCGGATCAACAGCTATACCAACTATGCGAGATATATTAGGTCCGGTAGCAGGGAATCCTGCTATCGACGATCTAGCAGATGGCTGGTCGGAGGATAAAGTTACTGCATTAAATCAATCAACCAGTAAAGCCGACACGTTCATTGGAGCCGCATCATTACAAGCATCATCAGGATCACCTACCCAAACTTTGGGAGGGACTATGGGATTTGCAACAAATTTACACAAGTACGGACAGGACA